TTACCTTCTTGAGCTCATCCTTCTCCATGTTAGGATTAGCACTTCTTCTCTGGGCTACCATACGCCGGGCTACAACCTGGGCCTGGCGCTCTAGGGGAGCGTTCCTCTCAGCAAGTCGAACAGCTGACTTTAGTTCTTCTAGCTCTTTACTGTACACCTTCTTTGCCGACTTAGACATAGGGGTAAGCTGTACCCTTACTGCCTCTCTACGTGCCTCATTAGCCATAGCCTTAAGGCGATTAGAATGATCAGCGTAGTACTGCTCCTGTATGGTGCCTCTACCCTTAGAGACTAGGCTATAAGCATTAGTTGTCTCAGCCAATCTCTCAGACTTAAACCTAGCAGGCTCATCAGTTTCAACATACCGCTTCTTACCCGTCTTAGGATCTACAACAGCAACACGCTTACGTTCCCCAGTATCGACGTAAACCTTTCTACCTGTCTTTACATCTATGGTCCCTACTGAAAGCCGCTTTACTCCTGGACCTGAAGGAGCATCCTTACGTTTAACCGGGTATGTCTCAGCCCCAGCTCTGGTGATCAGTGTAGCTGCGCCACCAGGTAGACCTGTCTTAGGATTAACTCCTTGATACTTTCTCTTTAGATCCAGGATTCCGTGAGCTCTCTCAGATGCCTTGTAATCTAGGTTGTGCTTCTCGGAATCAATGACCACCATCGAATGCCGTACAGCACGAGACAGCTCTTCTCGAGTAGCACCTCTAAGAGTCATGTCAGAGATAAGGTTTGTAACCTTACCCATCTGCAAACCCTTTTGCTGTGGAGTAATAGAAGGGGTACCATCAGGATACTTCTTAGTTTTAGGTCCCAGAGGAACCTTGTATGTTTGAGGATCAAACCCCTTCAACTTCTCCAAGGCAGGAGTAGATCCAATCTTACCTTTAGGATTCGGAATGACCACCACATGATCGCCATCGAAATCCGCACCTGACAAACGCTCTGCCACTCTGGGATGAATGGCTACGGCATCAGGAGCTCTTCCTCCTTTTCCGATACCGAAAAGCTTCTTAGCCTCGCGTGATCGATTGTTAACCGTTAACTGTGGGATCTCAAAGGTTCCCGCATGAGGAAACCGAATCAGAGCAACTCTCTCACCATCATTAAACGTAGGTGCGAAGATCTCGTGTGGTTTTACATGGTTAGAAGGAAGAAGAACTTTTGTTGCTTGTCGATCCATACTAGCTGCCGCGAGATGAACAGCGGCCGAATCAGTTTCGTCCGAGAAGGTTTCTAGAAGCTTCCTCTTAATTAGAGGATTAGTCAACGATTTGATCTCGTCAAATTCTTTTCTTCTTCGATCATGAGTAAAGTCAAGCTGAGATTTAATCAACTCAGGAGATTGCTTAGACAGCATCTGACTAGAGATTCGATTTGTCCAAGTATCCCAGTCACCTTCTTCAGTGAGAAGATTCATCACTGATTTAGGCTTACCATGATCATCCAGAATCTGGCCACCTTCTTTGATGATAGACCCGAAGGGAAGAGTCTTATCAACTTCTCCAGTTTCCTTATCCTTCTTAAGCGGTTTCATGGCGTCAAGCTTGTTGCCCGTATTTGACTTGTTGGTATTGAACTGGAGATCAACACCAGCAGGCAAATCGTCCTTATAGACAGCCATGCCCTTCAAGAAGTGGGTACCACCAACCGCAATTCGAACTTGAGCGTAACGTGCCTTTCCCAGACTAACATCTTCTACACCCGGACGAACAAAGATAACGCCATCTGCATCGGCGCCACCATCTTCTTTGTATTTAATCGCTACTCGTTTGGGATCGATGTGAAGTGGGGGCTTAATCCCCATATCTTGCCAGGTCTTTCCACCATCTTCAGTCTTCTCAGCGATCAATCTAATGTTATCACGATTTGCCCAAGCTTGTTTCTGAGTAACCCCCGGCTTGACTAGTACCTTGTAGGTGGTCATCTCACCTGTGGTAACTTGCCTATCCTTGAACGTATGGATCCCATAACCCTCTTCCTTGAGCATAGAAAGAGCGGTATTGAATTTGTCCGAGCTTATCCCAATTCGTGTATCGGGATTGTCGCCGATAGGAAGATCGAGATGGACTTTCGATCCGACGTCGATCATACCCTTTTCTTCAACTTGCCGCTTAAGCATATTCGCAGTTTGTTGAAGTTCATTCAATCGTTCAAGGCGACCGGGCTCCAGAAGTGAACGAACCGTAGATTCATTAATCTTCTTATCAGGAGTCGACATCTGCTTAGCAATTGCCGTCGGACCCATACCTTTGTCCCGCAGACGCTGAGCTTCCCGAATCTGATCCAAGGTCACATTGGTAGAGGCTCGAGACGTCAAGGCTCGAATATCTGCCGAAGTCAGCTTATATTTCTTGATGACATTACCATCTTTATCTACAGGAGAATACGCTTTAGCGATCTCCGCATCGCTCATTCCATCGATCTTTCTGTGCTGATCCACAATGTCTAGAAATGTCTTGGAGCGCTGCAAAGGGGTTTGCCCCGAACCCCAGGGATAACGACCCGATTTGCGGAGTATCCCGTAGTGACTCAAATAGGTTTCTTCATCCAAACGCACTACGGCACCTCCTCTCTAAGCCGATTGAGAATTTTATCGAAAGCTATAATTTTATCCATGATTCCTCTTATAAAATGTGGATCAGCGTCATACAATAGTACTCTACTGTCCTTGTACAGGCGAAGTTCGATACCTCGCAGAGAAAACGGATCTATCTCGTATTCGAGACAGAAGAGCGCAGCGTAAACTTCCAACTGATGTTCGGAAACACGTGTGGCACCGGTCTTGAGATCACTGATGCGAAGAAGTCTATACCGGTAAGCGATAGCGTCAACTGTGCCGAAAGAGTTCGGTGAATAGAAGAGGACAATCTCAGGGGACATCTTATACTGAATACACTGGTTGATGTACAATCCGACCGTAGTCGTTTCATCATCTTGAACGATCCCTTCTTCGATACAGATAGCAGCATAACGATGATGCTCCATACCCTCCAGGGCTGCTCTAAGCGCCTTGTATCGAAATCTGAGCTTTTCCTCGTCGTAGTTTATCCAATGGTAAGAACTAGGACTGAGGAAGGCATGCTGCCCCTCGAGATGCGAATGCTTCCTGAAGCGCAGTGATTACCTCCTCTTCATTCTCTGGGTAGATAAACGCAGCGAAAGACATGTTGTTCATCTGCTCGACATAGAAAGCTTGATTAGGTCTTTCAGCTGAACTGGACGAAGCTTTAACTTCAAGCATAGCCCAACATGGACCGTAGAACAGAGTAAGATCGAGGATTCCCTGCACATAGTTCGGATCGTTTTTAAGGACTTCGCAGCCCGGGAATGTGCGCTTCAACTTACGAATGAGCCGACCTTGATATGCCGCTTCAGTCATGGATCAGGATCCTCATTTCTGAAGATCCATACCGGAAAAGTGAGATGAAGAACCAGGTACTCAATCAATCTTTTTACCACGAATCCCCTTTCAAATAGCGAAAAAAGAGAAAACAATCTCGGATATTGTACTCCTCTTCTATCATATGCCGCGATTTACCCGCGTTCCAGTATCTGAAAAAAATACGGGCATTCTAGCCTACCTCAACGCATTTCTACCAGTTCAAAGTACTGATAAGTAGGCCATGCTGGGGTTCGATTGAGAACTGATAACACTACTTCTCGTTCCAGCAATCCGTAACGACAAGCGGCTGATAGAGAATCTGGAAACTTCTCGCCATCGCCTATTGAACGAATAGGAACCTTGATCGGATTGCTGTAGCGATCGCCATGAAACTGTCGCTTATAGAGGATAGCATACCAACGTGGCCTCCACATAAGATTATCTACATGACAATTCTTAGGATCGCCATCCAACTGGATAGGGGTATCAAATACGTCGGAGGGAGGAGGGAGAAAGGCTCGAGCTACCAATCGTGGCAGAGACCGAATACACTGTTGCCAATCACGCATGAGTCCGACGTAGGGTACTCCATACTGATTAATTCTCGGAATCAACAAACGCCCGGTAGAGTTTCTTGACACTTGTCCTAGAATGTTTACGCTGTATCCAGGAAAGCCTTCTACAGGAACCCAACCATCATCTGACGTTCTTGTCGCGAACTCAACATCTTGTGAAGTTTCTTCAGTCCATACTTTAGCCATCACTCACTACCGGGATAGTCTTTCGGAGAGGGAGAATTTACTCTTTTATCCGACTTACCTGATTCCGGGAATCTCTCTTTCAGCTCTGCATCCACCTTCTCTACCATATCAACCATTCCAAGCAGATGATTATCCGTAACAATGGCATCAGCCCAGACCGTGATCACCCAAGAATATATACCTGCCGCCGTCCGGCGCAATTCGATTGATCCCCGACCGGGAACCGGATCTCTGTAAGGCTTGACCGTCTCGTTCGGCATATCAGCTCCTTACTGTATGAAATTCAAATGAATCCTAGTCATCCGTGCTTAGCGCCTTGAGGTAGTGCCTCCCAAACTTCAAAACCACTTTATTATGAGTTTCTACCACAATCTCTGCCAACTCTGAAGTCTCCATCGTCCCGATCATAGGATCTTGATGATGAGGTTTTGTAACATCATTAGACAGAAGGGCATAGATGCTACGTCCCAGTCTGTAATCAGTACGCCATAGACGTTCTCCAGGGTTATTCAGGGGGGCCATGCCTTATAAATCTCCTTTTCGTTTAGTAAAATTTTCCTGATCCAATAAAAATGTTAGACAAGGGCTTTTTCAAAGTCAGACCTTCGAATCTTGGCAATCTTGGCAAAAAGGCCAAATAGATACTGGGA